TCTGGATACATTTCTGCTACTTTCTTAAAGAAAGCATCCATACATAGCTGATGCTTCTCTGCTATTGCTGCTTGTGTCCATGCCATAGTGCCTCACCTCCTTTCTAATTTCTAAATTATATTAATTGTATCATAAAGAAGATGCCAAGTATACTTATTTGTTCAATAGTATTGGCCTCGATCAATATCTTTTGTTCCACCAATATATTACCAATAATTACATAAGACGTTATCACATAATACTTTGGCAGTCCGTTTAGAAAAAGATATTGGGCTATTGGCTATGTACGCTCCAATTTTTTTTTTTTTTTTTGGTTTTCCATATATACTAATAGGCCAATACCGAGATCCATTTCGGGACCTATTTGACCAGCGTGAGAAAACGTACACTTGTTGGGCCGCCAGCCCTGGCCCAAGGCCGTGTAGGCTCCAGCACCTCGGAGTGTATGTCCAGGCGCTTGGCTGGCTCGGGCGGGGATAGAATGAGAATAGACTCCGGGCCTCCGAACTTAATCGGCTGCAGTCTACAGACTACCGTGTTACTCGATCAGGTACTAGAAGACCTAGGACTCTTCCCTGAGTCCTAGGTCCAAACTACCTACCGAGCGTCAAACAGCTCAGTATCCACATCAGCTTTCGCTCTCTGATCTGGATTTGCATAGTAGTTCATGATATCTACTATACGAGCATGTTTCACTGCACGATCACCAGACTTGTACTTCGTTCTACCGAAAGTCATGGCGTAATCATTATCGTCGTCTAATAGACGGTCGATAATCGGAGCTGAGTCATGCAGCTCTCTATCAGGATACTCTTCAGTCTCCTGACGTACTGACTGCATGATCATCTGCATCTGAGGAGGAGCAGACGATTCCTTAATCTGCTTCTTACTCATAACACAACTCCACTTCTTGGTGCACACCTTCGCACCACTCTTCTTCGGTTTCAGAAGAGCTTCGTACTCAGCCTTGGTCAGAGTGACCGTAGCTGATGCTGCAGCGTTACTTTTCACAGTAACCTCCTTGTTGGAGTTATCCTTGGCAGTATTGCCAAGAACTTTGGATAACGAAGATTTTACACTTTTCATTTTACTTCTCCTTGTTAAAGTTATTGTTAAGTTATATCCAACAAGTATTGTCCAGGCCTCACCCCCTTTCCAGGCTTTCCAACCAGTGGGCGCTCTTCTAAACGTCCATACTAAGGTTTGCATTTTCTACTCCTTGTTAAGGGTTATCTACATCTACACATGTTACAGCGACAAGCAGAAACATGCTTGACAACATACGAGTCAATTCCTTCATATGTAGCTTCTACTTTGAGATACATCATATTCCCATCATTATTAACTACAATACGACGAATTACTCTGCTGTTCAAGAGATCAGACACAGCTTCACATAGAAGCTTAGCCTTGTCGCCTTTTAACCCACTCTTCTTACTGAAGAGCTTGTTACAAACAGGACAATTCATATTTATTCTCCTTTCTTTAGTATTTTTACTGCTCAGCGTATCGATCAACGCCTAAAGAGATTAGTTACCGTACATTCTCACTAAATCGTTCTCTTTCCAATTTAGTGCTTCAATCTGCAACTTAATAGCAGCAGCGTTTTCAGGATAACGCTTCAACTGTTTCTTAAGTCGCAACCTCTGCTTCTGGAGCTTCTTAATCTTCCAGCGCATAATTGAACTAGTCATCTATTTCACCTCCTTTCAGTGGATTTAGTTCATACTACCGTGTGAGATGTAACCTATCTTCTTCAGATAGTGTCACAGTGATCTTAACAACCTCTTCTCCGCTCTGTTTACAATCATGGATAGCGTTGATAAGACTGTCTTCAATCATCTGTCCGATTGGTGCACCTTCACGTACGAGACGCGCAGGTACTTTAATCGTCCTTTGCAGTACTTGTTCTATAATCATCTATATCACCTCCTTTCAATTGGATTTAACTCACCTTACTTCTTATGCTTCTTCTCTATGTATGCAGCTATACACACCAGTATGCATGCTACCCATGCACCTGCTGCCATTGTTACTGCATACCAGAACGGGTCATGCTGTTCTGGACCTATCATTTATCTCACCTCCTTTCTATTATCCTTGATCACACGACCATCATGGTCGGTGGTGAACAGGGGAGTAACTACGACCGATGGAGCAGGTCGTTTAAACCAATTAATAATCATACATATTGGACACTTCATAAGTACCTCCTTATTAAGGTTAATAGTCAAAACACTTTTCATAGTGTTCTGTTTTAAAGGGCCCGGGGGGTAAATATTCGATCGACAAAAAACCCTTTCCCGACCCAGTCCCCGGATCGGGGGTAAAAATCCAAAATATCTGATTAACAAAAAAAGGTTTACAAACATATTTTTTATATGCATAATCAATCGATGGCTATGCAAGAAGTAGGAAAGAAAACAGGAAAAAAAAGAGTAGAGATTGTTAGGAAAATCCTTGAGGATATGGACTGTGATCCGTTTAAAGGGCTTGCTGAGATTTGTACTAGGAAAATTAAAGGTTCAAAGGACTATTTCTACGGACCTGAAATCAGAATCCCCTGTCTTAAGGAGTTGGCAGCCTATGTCGCTCCCAAACTCAGATCTATGGAAGTTAGTGTTGACCCCAATGGAGGAAATCTCGGTTTTCAAATCATCCAATTTGGAGAAATAACAGATGGCAATAGTGCTAGGAACAATACACAACACATCGAAGGCGGTGGACACGGATCTGTTCAGCTCCCCGTTCACGTACACAGCTCCGACGGAAGTGAGACCGGCTCCGATGAAAAAGATCATAATCCAGGTAGCAGTGGCGACGGGGGGATCAAACCTAAGAGCATTGATAGGTGACGGTTCGACAGTTGAAACAGTTATACTCGGAACTTTGACAACGGCTCAAGTCGTTTACAATTTCGAATTGTTATGGCGTTCAGGTGACACGGTCGATTTGCAGTATAACGGAATCAGCGGTCCAATGGACGTTAACATGAAAGTCCTTCAATCAGACGATATTCAAATTTATGGCGGATAGAACACAGGTCCCCGTTGACTGGGTGCCTCGTGAATATCAGTTGCCACTATTTCAATACTTACAGGCAGGTGGAAAGCGGGCAGCATGTGTGTGGCATCGTCGTGCGGGAAAAGATTTAACAGGTTTAAATTGGATTGCAGTATGTAGTATAATGAGGCCGGGATTGTATTGGCATTTGTTTCCGACATATAATCAGGGGAGAAAAATTGCTTGGGAGGGAATGACAAAAGAAGGTCGTAAGTTTATTGATCATTTTCCTAATGGAAATATCGATGGACAACCGAATAATACAGAAATGCGGATCAAGTTTAAAACTGGATCTGTATATCAAGTGGTCGGGAGTGATAATCCTGATAGGCTGGTTGGTGCTAATCCTGTGGGTGTTATTTTATCCGAGTATAGTTTACAAGATCCAAGAGCTTGGGATTATATAAGACCTATTTTATTAGAGAATGAGGGATGGGCAGTTTTTCTTTATACTCCTCGTGGAAGGAATCATGGATATACTTTACTTAAAAATGCACAAAAATCCGCAAAATGGTTTAGTCAAGTTCTTTCTGTATCTGAAACAAAGGCAGTTAAAAGCGAAGCAATCGATGAAGAGCGCGAAGCAGGAATGCCTGAGGAGCTTATTCAGCAGGAATTTTATTGTTCATTCGATGCAGCGTTAGTAGGAGCTTATTATGGTACTGCTATGGAGGTGGCACTCAAGGCAAACCGAATTGGCGCTTTTCCTTACGACAGTCAACTTGTGGTTCATACAGCGTGGGATCTTGGTGTAGGTGATCAGACAGTAATTATTTTTTACCAAGTCTCAATGGGACAAATACGTATAATCGATTGTTACAGTAATTCAGGAGAGGGTTTAGCATTTTACGTAAACAAATTAAGGTCTGAACATCGGTCATTATATTCTTATGGAAACCATTATGCACCTCACGATATTCAAGCAAGGGATTTATCAACCGGTCGGACTCGATTAGAGACAGCAGGTAAATTAGGTTTACGTTTTAGAGTTGTTCCAAAAGTTTCTATTGAGGATGGAATTGAAGCAGTACGTTCTATAATGTCGAGGATATACTGGAATGAAGACAAAAATACGGAGCATCTTATTGAGGCGGGTAGACAATATAGAAAAGATTGGGATGATAAAAAGAGATGTTTTAGTGATAAACCTTATCACGATTGGACTAGTGATTTCATGGATGCTTTACGTTATTTAGCTTTATCGATAAAACGAGAAGATTCTCGAAGGAAACCTTTACCAACACACGCCGAGAGCGATTATCCAATTTTAGGAGAACACTAATGGGTGGAGCACCAAGAATGCCTGCGCCTCCTCCTCCGCCTCCTGCGCCAATAGCAGAGACGGATCCTGGGATCGAAGCAGCAAAACAAAAAGAACTTACGCGGTTAGCAGCTCGTAAAACATCTCAAGATACTATAATGACTGGAATGACTTCAGGCGGATTTTTAGATGAATCTGATCCATCATTAATGAAAACTAAACTTGGTGGCGCTTAATGTTAACTCAAAAAGCCTTGGATCGAGTCGAAGAATACGTTCAACGACTAGATCAATTAAAGGGACTTCGTTCCCCTTATGAAGCAGTTTGGAACGATGCAACACAGTATATATTACCTAATAGAGGAGATTTTACTGCAACCCGAGCTAAGGGCAGATCTCGTACTGATTTAATTTATGATGGTACTGGTCCTTGGGCTAATGAACAATTAGCAGCAGGTCTTGCAGGATTTCTTACCTCTCCTACACAACGTTGGTTTAAACTTAAGTTTATGGATGCTGACGTTGATGCGCGAAGAGATTCGCGAAAATATCTTGAAGATACAGAAAATATATTATATGAACAAGTTTTTAATTCCCCTTCTACTAATTTTGCGCCTCAGTCCCATGAACTGTATATGGATATAGGCGCTTTTGGTTCTTCTGTAATGTTAATAGAAGACACACCTGGTTCACCTATTAATTTCCAAACATTCCATTTAGGCAATTGTTATTTTGCAGAAGACGGTTCAGGTCACGTTAATACTGTTTATAGAATGATTACTAAGACAGCGCGTGAACTTGTTGCTAAGTATAAAGATAAATTATCTAGCGAACAGTTAGAATCGTTAATGAAAAAACCTTATGAACCTCAAGAATGTCTACATATAGTAGAGCCTAATGATGATTATGTTCCTGATTCTCCTATAAATATAAACAAGAGATTCATATCTGTTATGATTTATATGGATAAAGAAAAAGCTTTATTAGATGAATCAGGATTTAATGATTTTCCATACGTTGTTCCTAGATGGCAGAAGACAGCAGAAGAAGTATACGGACGTGGACCTGGAAGTACTTGTATGCCTGATATTAAAATGGTTAATGAAATGATGAAGACCATTATTAAAGCAGGTCAGAAAGTAACTGACCCTCCTTTGCAGGTACCCGATGACGGATTCATCCTTCCTATCCGCACCGGACCTGCTTCCCTCAATTTCTTTAGAGCTGGAATAGCCGATCGGATTGAAGAGTTTGGTAATAGAGGTCGTGTTGATATAGGATTAGATCTTTTAAGAGATCGCCATGAACATATTATGAGGACTTATCATATAGATATTATGCGTATGAAAGAAGAAGGTCCTCAAATGACTGCTACTGAAGTACTTCAACGTCAAGAAGAAAAGATGAGAAATATCGCTCCTATGACTGGACGTATGCAATCAGAGTATTTAGGTCCTATGGTCACTCGAGTTTACAATATTGCTTTTCGTAGAAATATGTTACCTGAACTTCCAGGAGATTTAACAGGCGCTCAAATAAAAATTGAATATTCTTCTCCTGTTGCTAGAGCTCAAAAAGCTACTCAGTTACAGAATGTTACTCGATTACTTGAAGCTTTTGTTCCTTTGATTAATATCAAACCTGAAATCGCTGACAAATTTAATGGAGATGGTTATTTTGACTGGGCTCACGATTTATTGGATGCTCCGACAGCTGTATCGACTTCTAAAGATCAAGTACAAATGATTAGAGAACAAAGAGCAAAAGCACAAGAAGATGCTCAAATGAAAGAAGATGCTATGGCAGTAACTGAAGGCGGATTAAATATGGCTAAATCTCAAAATTTAATGACTCCTAAAGCATGAAAAGTGATACAATAGAAAAGAGATCAAAAGTCCATGACGAGATGGTGGCTTTATTTAATACACCAACAGGACAAAAAGTTTTAATTCATTTAATAAAAACACAGGGAGTTTTACGACCAGCTCACACACATGGTAATAACTGTTGTGATACAGCTTTTCAAGATGGGAGGCGAGCTGTCGTTTTAGATATGATTCATTTTATAAATACAGATCCTAAATATTTTACTGACTTACTGGATCTAATAGAACAGGAGAAATTTAATGGCTGAAGAGCAAACTTCATTATCTGAATCTGAAGCACCAGAGTTTAATTTTAAAGAGCATTTAGCTCCCGAATTTCGTGAACATGCATCCTTGCAAGATATTACTAGTTTAGATTCGATGGCTAAATCTTACATTAGTGCTCAGGAAATGGTTGGTCAGCAAAGATTACCATTACCTCCAGTAGATGCTGATTCAGAAACAATGGGTAAGTTTTATGATTCTATCGGTCGACCCGAAGGTAATGAAGAAAATGGTTTCGGTTATACTTTTGATACGCCAAAAGAACTTCCAGAAGGCGTAGTTAAAGATGAAAAGATGGAAAAATATTTCCGTAAATCTATGCATGAAGCCGGATTAACACAAAAACAAGCAGATCAATTGTATAATTCTCAAATTAATTATATGGGTGAATTTGTAAAACACGGAAAAACTCAACAAGAAAGTACTGAAAAAGAATGGGATAAATCTTTAAGACAAGATTTTGGATTAGCTTATACTGAACAAATGGAAGCAGCTAATCAAGCAATCGAACAATTTGGTTCAGATGAATTAAGAACATATTTTAATCAGTCAAGAATAGGTAATCATCCTGAAATGATTAAGTTTGCAGCTAAAGTGGGGACAATGGTTATGGAATCAGGCGGAATGGGCAAGGGAGGACGTAAAGGAGGATCTCAATTAACCCCTGATCAAGCTAAGCAAGAAATAGCTAATCTTCAACAAAGTTCAGATTTCATGCATCGATATAATGAAGCAGGAGCTGGACACATTGAAGCTGTTGAACAAATGCAAAGACTTCACAATGCAGCTTATCCGGAAGCTGCGGAGTGATCGGATAACCTTCGGGTCCGCGTCAAAATAGCCGTGACGTTAATCGGTTAGTCAAGGTCCGTTATCGGGTAGCCAGGACGAGAGTTAATATTATTAACATTTTCTGAGGATATACGTAATGTCTAATCAGATCACTACCGCATTTGTGAATCATTATCGTTCCAATGTGGATTTCCTTTTGCAACAAAAAGGTTCTGTGATGAGACCATTTATGCGTAATGAAACTCAGAATGCAGAATTCGATTTCTACGATCGGATTGGTGCAACTTCGGCTATTGAAGTATTGACTCGTCATGCTGATACACCGTTAGTTGAAACACCACATGATCGTAGGAGATGTCATTTGAGAGATTTTGATTGGGCGGATTTAATCGATCGTAAAGATCGTATTAGAATCCTGATCGATCCTACATCTCCTTATGCTCAGAATGCTGCATTTGCTCTCGGTCGTTCTATAGATGACGTTATTATCGAAAATATGTTCGGTACGGCGTACACTGGAAAAACTGGGTCTGGGACTTCTGTGCATGATGTAACTAATAACAGAACCTTAGTCGATTATGTAGAATCAGGCGGTGCTGCTGATTCTGGATTGACTATTCCAAAACTTCGTAACGTGCGTCAAAAACTCGTTGCGAATCAAAACGATAAATCAGAAGCTCGTTATATTGCATTATCTGCAAAACAGATGACTGATTTATTAGCCAACTCCTTGGTACAGAGTATTGATACTAATGAAATCAAAGCCCTGGTTCATGGAGAAGTTTCTACATATATGGGGTTCAAATTCATTGAATCTGAACGCCTCTCAGTAACCACGTCAACGGCACATAGACGACTGCCTTGTTGGGTACATTCTGGTATGGTATTTGCATCAGGTGCAGAAATCAACGCAGAGATCGGTCCGCGACGTGATAAACGTAACTCGACTCAAGTATACTGTTCTGCTTCATTCGGCGCTGTTCGAATGGAAGAGAATAAGATGTATGAGATCGAATGTGATGAATAAGGAGATAAATTATGGCGACTGTTAGCGGTGTAAATTACACTAAACAGACAAGCACGCCGGCTGATTTGGTTCTCCCTAGAGACTCACATGGTCGTGTGCGAGTAATGTATGACACATATGAAGCATCTTCATTGGCGAATCCATCAACGATTCAGTTGTTTAAAATCCCAATAGATGCTCGCGTGATCGATTTTAAGATTTGGCATGACGCCTTGGCTTCAAGTACTACTTTGGCTTTTGGCGATGCTGATGATCCTGATCGTTTCATGGCAGCTGCTAGTTCTGCTTCAGCTGGTATTATGATCCCTCTCATCGGTAAAATTGATGGCTTTGCTGGATACACGTATTCCGCTGAAACACTTCTCTCTATAACAACTGGAGGGGCGGCAGCTACAGGTACTATCCACGCGTATGTTATGTACGTTGTAGATTAATAACCTTAAAGGGACCCCCGGTTTCGGCCGGGGGAAACTTCTTCATGGCAACTTCAAAAGTTCAAATAGCAAATTTAGCTTTAATGCATGTTGGTGAAAAATCTATTACATCTTTCACTGATGGATCTAATGCTGCAAATACAGTTAATCAAGTATATGATGTAGTACGAGATGCTGTATTGATTGATCATCCTTGGAATTTCGCTGTTAAACGAATTATTCCTAGTTTAGATGTTACAACTCCTGTCTTTGGTTTTTTATATAGATTTGATTTACCTACCGATTATTTAAGATTGATGGAAATCGATGGAAATCCAGAATATAAAGTAAGTGGTCTTTTTATTGAATGTGATTCTAATCCGATAAAAATAAAATATATTGCAAAAAATGATACAGCGATAGAATATGATCCTTTATTTGTTCAAGCTCTTGCTCTGAGATTAGCTGCTACGATTTGTGAAAGATTAACACAAAGTTCGAATTTAACAAAAGAATTATTAGAAAGTTATATCAAGGCTCTTTCAGCCGCTAAATCTGTAGATGCTCAATCAGATTATCCTGACAATATAGAGGCTGATCTTTGGCTAGATTCTAGACTTAAAGGGACTTCTATTGGTTCAGGAGATCTTTAGTGGCAACTCGACAAACTAAAAAACCCGCTGATTCTGGTATTCGTTCAGAACCTTTTCAAACTAATTTTACCGCAGGTGAATTTAGTCCTTTATTAGAAGGACGCGTTGATTTAGCTAAATATCCTAATGCCGTATCTAAAATGGAAAATTTTTACGTTTTTCCTCACGGTCCTGCAGACAAAAGACCTGGTACTAGATATATAACTTCAGTTAAAACTTCGTCTGCTGTTACTAGATTAGTTCCTTTTATCTTTAATACTGTTCAAGCTTATATTATCGAATTTGGAAATGCCTATTGCCGATTTTATAAAGACGAAGGACAAATCTTAGATGGTGGCGCTTATGAAATAGTAAGTCCTTATGCAACGGCTGATTTACCTGATTTAAAATTTACTCAATCTGCGGATATTTTATATATCTGTCATCCTAATTATAGACCAAGAGAATTAACCAGGACTGGACATACAGCTTGGACATTTTCTAATTATGATTATGGCGATGGTCCTTATTTAGCTATAAACTCAACAGCTACTACTCTCTCTCCTAGTGGAACAACTGGTAGTGTTACAATAACGGCTTCTACTGCTACATTTACTTCTGCCGCTGTTGATGTGGGACGAACAGTTCGAATAGAACAATCATCTGAATGGGGCGCTGCTATTATAACAGGCTTTACTAGTACTACTCAAGTGACAGCTACTGTGATAGATGACGATGATTCTGCTTTTTTAAACACATCTGCTGTTACTACTTGGAGATTAGGGGCTTGGTATGGACTAGACAACTGGCCCTCAGCACAACCAACATTCTTTGAAAATCGTCTCGTTTTCGGTAATACTACAGACGAACCTAACGCTTTTTGGTGTACTAGATCTTCTGATTTTAATAGTCATAAACCTACAGCTAGAGATGGGACTGTTACAGATGATCTTGCTATTAATCGTTTAATCACAGATAATCAAGTAAATGCTATACACTGGTTAACTGTTGATAACGCTTTTATGTTTGCTGGAACAAGTGACGGACCTTTTAAAATCTGGTCTGGACAAGCGAGTCAAGCTTTTGCTCCAACTGCTCTTAAAGTAGATAAACAAACAGAAGACGGAGCAGGTAATTTTGGTACTGTAAAAGCAGGAGACGCCGTCTTATATGTATCTCGATCTGGTATTAAAGTCAGAGAGTTAATCTTTTCATTTGAAAACGATAAACATTTATCTGCTAATTTAGCTTTATTATCTGAACATTTACCAAGAACTGGAATCGCTCATATTGAATATCAAGAAGAACCTAATGGAATGGTTTGGGTTCTTTTAACAAATGGTACTTTAGTCTCATTTACTTATAAACGAGATGAAAAAGTAGTTGCCTGGCAAAAACAAATTCTTGGAGGTTATTTCGGGAATGTTACTATTACTGTAACCGATTATTCTAATATTGCTACAGGCGCAACACTCGTATTAAACAAATCAGATGGAACGACTGTTACATTTACTTGTCAGGGACCTGGAAGTTCTCCGACACCAGAAACAAATAAATTTTTTCACAACGAATCTAACGACACGACAGCAGATAATATTTATACTGCTATTAATCTTCATGAAGATTTTACTGTAGCTAATCCAGCTGCTAATGTAGTTACAGTTGAAGAAACAGTACATGGTCTTGGATACCTTACAATAACTAGTTCCGATACCACTAGACTTGCCGTTACAAGCGAAGCTGAACCCATTGTCGAATCTATTGCAGCTATTCCATCAGTTGATGGAAAATCAAATACATTATATTTAATAGTAAAAAGAACAGTTAATCAAGCAACTACTCGATATATTGAATTCATAGAAGAACGATTTGAACCAACTTCTAATACAGATAAAGATGATGCGTTTTTTGTAGATTCTGGATTAACTTACAATGGAGCTGCTGCAAGTACACTAACAGGATTAGATCATTTAGAAGGAGAAACAGTTAAAATACTAGCTAATGGAGCTGCTCACGCTGACAAAGTTGTCGCATCAGGTCAAATTGTTTTAGATAGAACTACGACAAAAGCACAAGTAGGTTTAGGGTATACTTCAACTTTAGTTACATTACCTTTAGAAGTAGCTACTCCTACAGGTACATCTCAAGGAAAAAAGAAACGTATTTCTCAATTATTATTGCGATTTTATCAATCTTTAGGAGGACGTTTTGGTCCTGATGAAGACACACTTGAACGAATATTAACTCGATCAGGATTAGATCCTATGGATGCTTCTCCTCCTTTAGAAACAGGAGATCGAATTTTAAGTTTTGATGGTCCACATGATACACAGGCTAAATTAGCTATTGTTCATGATGAACCTTTACCTTTTACTTTATTGGCAATAGGACCTCGACTTGAAGTCCAAAAAAGATGACATGCAAAGAGTGTTATTCAAGAAGTTTTTCTTTTGATATAGATACTATTTTTGGAACACCACACGAATTCGCTGATTGTAATGATTGTATTTGTTTATATGTTAAACGTATTGATACAGGTGAATGGATAGAATCTTCTTCTTTAACGCATCAGAGGGATATTGGAAAATCGACGGGTCAACAATCGCTTCAAAGATACCCTGGTAGTGCCATTTGAAAAATGGCACCTTGACTGGATTGACTTTAATCTAGATGCTTTTCAATCTATGATGAGAGTACCTTGTCCTACTGCAGATCATGCTAAAGCTTTAGCTATGTTTAGTGATGCTTATACTGCTTTAAGAAGAGGAAAAGTAGTTGGTTGTGCTGGAATTATACCTCTTTGGAATGGAGTAGCTGATTTATGGATGTATTTAGGAAAAGAAACATTTACAGACAAGTTGTTTGCGTGTAAGATAATAAAGTATTACTTGAATGACATAATTAAAAGACATGATATACACAGAATACAGGCTGTAGTAAAGGCTGATTATTGTCAAGGAATTAGATTTGCTGAATTGTTTAAATTTAAACCAGAAGGTACTATGAAAGCTTACGGGCCTAATAAAGAAGATTTTATTCGATATGCGAGGGTATTATGACAGGAGCTGAACTTGCAGTAGCTTCGATGGTAGTAACCGGTATAAGTACTGCTGTATCTATATATGGTCAAATACAAGCAGGAAATGCTGCTGAAGAACAAGCTAACTATGACGCTAAAATAAAAGAAAACGAAGCGTTATCTATAAAGTACGCTCGTGACGCTAATAAGAAACTAGAAGCTAAGCGTCATAGAGTAGGTCTTGGTAAAGATAAAAATGCAGCAGGTTCATCAGGAGCCGCAGGTTTTGATGACATTTTTAGAGACGACGTTTATACTTATGAAAGTTCAGCTTTGATAGCTGACTATAATGCATCTGTCGGTCAATATAATAAAAAGGCTGCAGCAACTTCTATTCGTTATGAAGGACAAGCTTTAAAAGCTAAATCTAGAACTGACGCCTTATCCACTGGGCTAAAAGGAGTTGGTCAAGGAATAAGCCAATATGGGGATTATAAAGCAGCAACATCATTAGGTGGTGGCGTACCTGTACGCGAAACAGTACAAGGATATGATGGACTCTCTGGTCATTAAAGTTAAATACTTGGGGAACAATTAAATGGCAACTAAAGGTCAATTAACACCTTACGACGATATTCAAACACGCCAAGTAAGCTCTAATATGAGTGAAGGCTTGCTTGGATCTAGTGCTGCTAGACAACAACTGGCATCGGCTAAGAATTTAGGCGAAGCCGGTCTTTCCATCGCTGATAAAATCGCTGCTTATGGAAGAAAACGTCAGCAACAAAAAGATATTGAAGGATCTTTAAAGAAATTAGAATTCCTTAATCAGCAATATGAAATAATTCTTAAAGAAGAGAAAAATAATTGGTTACCTGAAGATCCCGCTTTTAAGCGCGATGAAGATTATCCTTCTTTAACCGAACGTGTACGAGAAAGAATGAATGAAACAGACGCCAATTTCCTTGAAAACAATACTTTTACCCAAGGTGAAAGGGATTTATTCAACGTGGCTCAGGCAAAAGCTCGTATACAACTTGGCAGTAGAGCCTTTACTGAAGAACAAGCTCAAGATACGGCACAACGTACACTTGAAATGGAAAATACAATTGAATTAGCTTCAACAAGAGCCTTTGAGCAAGGAAATACAAAAGATGGATTAGCTATTTATAAAGATTATCTTGCTATTTTATCGTCAGATCCAGAAGCATATACGGAAAAAACTTTTGAGAAATTAAAAGATAAATTATCAAATGTTGCTCATTCAACCGCTCTTGGATTAATGACAAATCATCCTGGACAATTGATAAAGGATTTAGATGCTAAATTATACAATGGCATATTAAGTGAACCAGAAATAATAGCTTTAAGAAACGCCGCTGGAGTAGAATTAAGACGGAAAGATTCAGGTACTGATACATTAAATCGCGCTGCTGCTAATGGGCAGATAAATAAAGTTCTGCGAGGTGAACTAAGAGCCGACGCAGTTAACCCAATTGGCTGGCATAATAAAGATAATAAGTTATTACATGAGAAAAAACTTATAGCAGCTCAAACTACGTCTGATATGCTTAAAGGTATGGGAACTGTATCAAGATCTGCTTTCATGGACAAGGTAAAATCATTTGAAGATATAAAGAAATCAAGTGATGATATATCAAGAGGTTTTTACGAGCAATTCAATAGTTTTTTCTATGGAGCTATAAAGGATTTTAATGAGGCTATGGATAAAGATCCTATTGGAGCTATGGCGGAATATAATCCTGGATTATTTGAGCAATTAAGTGACATGAATACAAATGATCGAGGATATTTAGAAGCCATAACTAATTGGCAAAAAGATCAAGGGATTTTATCTGCTAATATTAGATTAATTTCTAATGCTGAACTCGACCAGATAGGTAATGATCTTGCGTTGACTAGGAAAAATATTAATGTAACAGATTTACAAAATCATGCGCCTATCGATCAAATAAGAAACACTTTTTTACAATTACACCAAAAATACGGACCGAATTATAGCAGAATTACAGCAGAACTGCAACTTCATTCTAAGAAACATGATATTAGTGAAGCTGAGATTATTGCTAGTGCTTATATAAATAAACCAGATTTGTTTGCTTTAATGATTAAAACAAGTATGATGACAGAGCAAGATTGGGATGCTCTTGAGAAAATCAGTGGTCTTAACGATAGTGAAATAGACGCTGTGTCTGAAGCAGTCTTAAGAAACGAACGAATACAAAAATTTTTAACTCAATTTGGTCAATTTCAAAAACCAGCCAGAGTTGGTCAAATGATGCAAGATGTCGGTAAAGCTTTAGCTTATTTACATAAAACAACTACGGGTATTGATAAAAAAGTAGAAGATCTGTTTTTAGAGGGTCTTGGTAGCTATTCGTTACAAACGCAAGGAGGCGATACACACGAAATTTTTTTTAATAGGAAAATTACCATGAAAGAAGGATGGTCCTTCGAGCAAAACATGGTAGATCCTAATTGGTTCTTTAAACACGGTGCTATGCTTAAAATTCCAAATATGACGACTCAATTAACAGCTGCTTTTTATGCAAACATGGCTTATCCTTGTCCTACGACTAATGGAGACGGAAAATACAATCTATGCGTGTTTGATAAAGAAGCTGCAGGACAAACCCAACGGCGATTGTTAAATAGATCAAGCGAATTAATATCAGTTCGGGAAGTAGATCTTTTTGTACCTATGGATATGACTGTTTCTAGACAGGATCAAAGGATGAAACAGTTTGGTAAAAGAAACTCAGGTAGTCTCGGAGCAGCTTTTGACAATACATTTAAAGCAATTGTATTTCTTAATAGATGGAACGCAGAGAAACAAAGAGAACTTCTTGATAATGCTATCGGTCCTGGAGTAGATTTATCTTTAGAAAATGCCCATAAATTACTTCCAATGACAGAAGTACCACCAGATGCAGTTAAACAAATATATCCAGGCTTAACTCTTAAAAATATTTTAAGAAATTCAAATCCAGAAACTCCTGAACAAACGGAAGAAAGACAACAAAAAAATGAAGCTTTTTACGTAAAAAAAAGAGATATGGCAATTAGTTGGTCAAATCAAATGCGAAAACTAGATTATTCTAAAAACGTAAAACCTGAAACAATGAATCAATATGAGAATAAGATTAATGATTTAGTAAACTTTGCTGATATAAGTCAAACAATAGATAGTAATAAACGACGTCATATTGACAAATTACTTTCAGAGATTAGGACATCGATACATACAAAAGATGACAGACTTGTTAAACGGGGGATAAATAAAATAGCACTTGAAATAAAATTTCTTTTTGGTCAGTCTGTTACTGATGGTGATTTAACTACACCTCTTACTGCAATGCGTACGCAAATTCTTGATGGCCGTTTGGTTAAGACTCCTAATGATCTTAAATCTCAAACAATGGTGGTCGATGGTATAGAAACAGAAATAGAAGTAGAAGACAAATCATTGACTTATGAACAAGCTGTAGCGAAACTAGAAGAAATTCATGGGAAAGAAGATACTGAATTTATGGTTAAGCAAAATATACAATCCTTAAATGAAGAAGGAATTGTATACGAGGATGCAGCAGGAGTTAAGAGGCAAAAAGGAAAAACAGTAAAAGAAAAAGTAGATAAATCTATGAAAAAATTAGAAAAGATGTTAACGAAACCTAATCTAAAAGCTTTAAGTAAAAAGGAATCTGCTAGATTAAAAGATTTGATGAATCGACAAGAAACCTATACTAGATTATCTGGTAAAAAGAAAAGTCAGTTTGGAGCAGGGAGTAAAAAGCCTAAAGATTTAAGTTACTTTGAAAAACAGGAATTAAAGCAATTATCTGAAAGATACCAGAAAAATTTTGAGTGGAATCAAAAACATGGATTATTACCTCCAGCTGAAGGTTAAATAATTATGGCATTTGGAATGGTAGGACCGATTATTACTGAGCCACAGGATCATTTAGGATTAACAGAAGCGCCTAATTATAATGCTCCTTTTGAAGTTTATGGTCCAGCTGTCTTAAAACAGGCTCAAGAAGTCTTGTCGATTGAAGCGGTAACTGATTATGCTCATTTAGGTCGTGTTCGCGGATCTGAATCAGATAACGTATTTGGACAAGCTTGGGACGGATTCTATGGTAACGAAAAAATGTCGCCTGAAAGTAGAATCATGGATCCAGAAGAAGCTACTGAAGAATATGGTTTTGATTTAGAAGGAAACAAAATTCTTAATTTTAAAGATCCTATTAGTGTTGATGAAGCTAAACTTAAACGATCAGAAAAAATAGCAGAAAATCAACGATTACTAGTTATCAGTCGTATTGAAGGTTTCTGGCCAACTGTGGCTGAATTCTCTTTAGATATAGTTACTGGTTTTGCAGATCCTTTAGCTCTCGCTGCAGTTTTTTTTCCTTATTTCAAAGGAGTCCGTACTTTTGGAAAAGGATTTGTTGAAGCTTCTCTTGGTACTGGAGTCATAATAGCTCCTGGAGTTGTTAAAGAACAAGAATTTCAAAAAGAATGGGGCGTTACTGAGACCTTGTTTACTATGGGATTAGGTGGAGTTATAGGTGGAACAATTAGTAAAGGTTTAGGTATGTATGCTGCACGGAAAATGGAAGGTGTAGAAAAAGACGTACAAGATTTTGTCGATGCATTAGGACAAGAAACTATACCTTTAGAAGGAGATACTTTAGCCAGATTTCAAGTTCATTTAGGAGAAGCTTTAGAAACAGGGAAAATTAATTCTTTTGACTCTATTGATAATATTGTTACATTACAACAATCTACACAAAAGCAACAAGAGTTAAATAAAGAAGTTAAAAGACTCGTTGATCTTAGAAGACAACTTCAGAAATATGAAGATTCTCCTGAAAAAATAGAATTTTTACGTCAACTAGATGAAGCTATTAAAGAAAATAGAATACTATTAGGACAAGTTAAAAAAATCAAGTTAAAAGAAGAAACAGGTCAACCTGCGCCTAAACCTGCGCCTAAAGAAGAGTATGGACCTGAAGTCAAATTTACTAAAATCGAGGATAGTATACCTAAAGAATCAAAGAAAGGTCTTACTAGAGAAGAAAATAGAGAACGTATTGCTCGACGAAATAATGAATTACAGAAACATTTAGATACTATCGCTATGCGAAGTATTGGTGCTCTAGACGATCCAGCATCTCAAAATATAGTCAGAAATTCCTTGCGAATGCTATTAAGTGAATTCTCTAATCCTGAAGTTGCTTATTGGGTTAAAACAGCTCCTTATGAAGAGATAGATGCTATTATTAATAAAGTTCGAGAGAAAAAGAAATTTGATTCTTATGATGATGGCGATTTAAAAAAAGAAGGGTGGGAAGTTAAAGAACCTGCTCATGAACCTAGTTTTCATAGAGATCCAGGTGGAGAACTTGAATTAATATACAAAGAACCTCGTTACCAAAATTGGCAAGCTAAAGCTTTACGAGATCTTTTTAGAGATGAGATTAATAAAAGATCATTAACTATTGGAAAAGCAGCGTATCAAAAAAATCTAAGTGATTTTAAAAGTACTGTAAGTCGAGCAGCTTCTGATGACCTAGAAGCTCCTGATATTCCAGATAAACCCGATGCTTCTAATAACTATACTAATGCTGAATCTGCTCAAGCTGTCGCAGATGGTGAAACTTTAAATATCGTTCATGAAATGACAGGTGGCCAAGCAACTACCGGTGATGATTTAGGTTCTTTAATTGGGCAGGCTAAATTACAATTAAAAAAGACTACTAACAAAGCAGAGGCTACTGAATTACGACTCTATATAGCAAAATTAAAAAAAATGGAAATAGAAATTAAAAATACAAAAGAAAAATTAAACTCAGATAAAGATGTACAGGATAGTATTGACAGTGCAGGTAATTGTATTGATGATGATGTTCCATACTAATTATGCCAGTTCTTAGAAAATATAAAGGTAAATGTGCTGTTTTTCTTAAGAAGATACCTGGGTTGTCTTCTAGTGAAAGAGATCAATTACTCAATAAACTAGTAAGGTTTATTGAACAGAAAAACAAAGGTCTTTATGGAGATAAAATAGACAAATCTATTAAAGATTTTGCTTTTCGCATGCGAGAAGAATATAAAGTTGATCTGACTAATCGCATGAATATTGAATTAAATACTATTAAGGTAGAATTCGAAGTTAAAAAATTTGTAGATAGATTCGGAAAAAATTCAGTTGAAGCTATAATGGCATTGATGCAAGGATCAAATAGAAGGATTAAAGGAGCGAAAAGTAGTGTAAACGGTAAACAAATGTCCCAGTTCATGCAATGGAAATCTAGTTTTATCGAGGAAATAAAATTGATTCCTGGAGCTGATGAAGCTTTACAAAAAGGTACATTGAACAGAAAAATAATGCATGAATTTTATCGGCAATTTAAAATGCATGGAAAACCTAGTAAGAATGCTACAGTTATTAAAATAGCCGAAGTTATGCATAAATATGATCAAATAATAGTTAACAGATTAAACAAAGCAGGAGCTAGAATCGATCGACATCCTGGATTTCTTTTTAGAATGGGACATGACAAAGAAAAACTTGTAGATTTCGATGCATGGAAAAAAGATACGAAGTCTCTTCTAGATCGTAAAGCTATGGAGCGTGATTTAGAAATGGATTATGACACTTTTTTACGCGATATATTTGATGATTTACGTACTGGAAGTTATATAAGAGCTCAAGGAATCGATGAATCTAATGTTCCTTTAGGTTTTTTATCGAGTACTGCAAATACAGCCCGCAAAGTAAGTATGCAAAACAGGCTTAAATTTAAGAATGGAAAATCCCATTTCGATTATTTAAAGAAATACGGTAATGAACATGTTCAAGTAATTGATTCTGTAATATACGCCTTTGAACACTCTTCTAGAAACACGGCTTTAATGGAAACATTCGGTCCAAATCCTAGAAATCTAATTCAAAAGGTATTAGCAGAGAAACACAGAGAGTTTCGTAAACTTAGTACAAAAGTAACAAATCAGTTTGTTGTAGGAGAAAAAACAGGAGGTCTTCCAAGAGCAATAGATGCTGTTCTTAAAGATCTTGACGGATCTGCTAGAGTTCCAGCCAATGAAATGTACGCTCAGTTCTTTAGAAATGCAAGAATTATCATGAATCAATCTCTTCTTGGAAATATTCTTGTTAAATCAATTAATGATTTTGCTAGTATGTTATCTGTTTCAAGATATGCAGGACAACCTTTCGGTGATTTTATTGATGCTAAAGCAAATTCTTTAATGAGTTTTTTAAGTTCTAAAACAGAAGCGCGTGAATTTGCTAAACTTTATGGTATAGGTCAGGAATCATTAACAGGCGATTTAATCTCTATGACTGGTACAAATGATCTTTTTCATGGATTTTGGTCTAAATTTCAACGGCACTTTTTTAAATGGACAGGTATTGCTAGATGGAATGATTCATTAAAAAGCGCTTATGCTATGTCATTAGCAGGACATTTAGGTAACATGTCAAAGATTAAAAAAGCTCCAAAAAATAAAGAAAAACTAGAGCAATGGACACGATTTAAAAAAATGCTAGAAGATTTCGATATTGATGATACTGACTGGGCGACTTTACAGAGAACTGTCTGGAGTGATAAAGAAATCCCAGGGATCAAGAGTAAAGGCCGATCGTTCATGACTCCTGATCGAATTAAAGAATTGAATGACGAAGTTGTTGCGGCTTATTTACGACGTAAAGGGGTTATGGGAAAAGATATAAAACCTATAACTGCTTATTCGTTAGAATTAGATGCTGTTGAAAAAAGATTAAGTGACTGGAAACATAGAATAAGAAAAGAAAAATCGCAAGCCGTTAAAGATTTAGATGACGAAATAGATATATTAGAAAGTTCTAAAGCAGAACATCAAGAACCTTTAAATGAAGCACGACAAAGATTAAAAAGGGTTGAAGATCAAATAAAACATAATAAGAAACTTGAAGACAAACATTCAATACATAGTAAAGAATATGCTAAACAAGCTTATGATATTGATAAACAAGAACTACGAGCATTAAAAATTGAAATTACAAGAAGAGAAGCTGCTTTAGAAAAAATATCTGATAAAATTAAAGATAAAAATGAGCAGATTAAAACTGAACTGGCAATTAGAGAAGATCAAATAACATCTACAGTTTCAGCAGAAACTGCTCCAGAGTTTAGAACTATGCAAAAAGGTGGCGGCAAGGTTGGTATACAAGAAGTTGAAGGTTTTACTAGAAAACAATTAGATGATGCTCGAGAGCAGTTAGCGCAAAAAGTAAGTGTTTTAATTCAAACGAATAATGATGCGGCTGTTATTATTCCTGGAGCTAGAGAACGAACAGCTTTTCATAGAGGGTTTCAACCAGGTTCGGCAGGAGGTGAAATAGGTCGACAAATTGGTCAATTTAAAACTTTTCCTACTTCAGTGTATACAATGCACCTTGAACGTATTATGATGGCTGGAGGTTCTAAAACGGCCTTTGAAGGATTAAAAAAAATAGGACGAGCTGGAGGAGCAGATCTACCAGCTGCAGCTGCTTTCATAGCTACTATGATTGGTTATGGCGCTTTAGGGCTAGCTATAACTGATAAAGTAACATTAGGACGAACTCAAAGGGATTGGTCTGATTGGCATTCTTGGATGCGGGCTGCTGTTAGTGGAGGAGCCCTCGGTTTATATACTGATTATATTATAGCTCCTTATGCTCAAGAAGAAACATTTAAGGTATGGAGAGGTTTTGCAGGTCCTGTTGCTAATCAATTTGCAGATACTGTAGATCTTTTCTTTGCCGCTACTAAAGGAGATCCTGCCGCTCAGAAATTAGTTAATGTTATTCATAACGTAACGCCTTATGCTAGTATGTTTTATCTTAGGCGTATCTTTGATTATTTAATATGGTATAATTTAAAAGAAATGATTGATCCTGGTTCATTAGGTAAAATGGAAAAAAGATTAAGAGATAGAACAGGACAAGAAATGACCGGTGGTATAGTTCCTGGTCTTCAGGAAAAACCTAGTAGTGTTATTGCTCATGGAGGAGGATTTAGATGACAGTCTCCACAACCGCTTCAGTTAAACAGTATACAGGAAATACTTCTACTACTATATTTTCGTTTCCGTATAAAGTGTTTAACAGTACCGATTTTATTGTAACTATTCTTAACAGTTCAACTCTTGCAGTTACTACCCAAGTTAACGGCGGTTCTGGTACCTATGACTATTCGGTAACCGTTGCCGCTGATAAAAATTCAGCTAATATTACATTTAATAACGCTCCTTTATCTGCTCATAAGATAACGATTGAGCGTAAGATGAGTTTAATCCAATCCACGGATTATACTCCTAATGATCCTTTTCCTGCTGAAACTCACGAACAAGCCCTTGACGAACGAACCTTGATGGTTCAGCAAGTACAGAATTCCTACGAACTTAATACATTCAGATTCGATAAAAACGTAACAGATGCTGGTGTAGTTGCGATTAATAAAACAGTCGCAGAACGTGGAGACAAGTTCCTTGCATTTGATACAGCTGGCGATTTAACAGCAACTCAAGAGATAGGAACTCTTAGAGGAAATTGGGCTGCATCAACTGCTTATGCTGTACGAGATCTTGTTAAAGATTCTTCTAATAGTAATTTTTATATTTGTATTGTAGCTCATACTTCATCTGGATCAACACCAGTTTCAAGTAATACTGACGTTGCTAAATGGACATTAATCATTGACGCCGCAGCAGCGGCAACCTCAGCTACTGCGGCAGCGGCAAGTGCTACTACGGCCACAGCGCAAGCAGTAATAGCAACAGCAAAAGCTGTTTTAACTGCAAGCGATGCAACCGATACAGCAGCAGACTTAGTTGAAACAGCAGCAGATGTTGTTTTAGCGGAAGCTGCAAAAACTGCAGCAGAAACTGCTTACGATAATTTCGATGATCGCTGGCTTGGGAGCAAGTCATCCGATCCGAGTGTTGATAATGATGGGGCAACTTTGCTTGACGGAGCAGCCTATTTCAACACCAGTAATAATGTATTAATGGTCTACGATCTTGGAGGAACAACTTGGAATCGTACTACTCCTACAAGTGGGGATCAAGCTAAAATTAATACGTTGTCTGCTGCTGCTGTAATAACTGATATGTCAATACTAGCAACTGCTGACATTGTAGAGGATATGTCAATCTTAGGTACTGCGGATGTGGTAACTGACATGTCGATATTGGCTACTTCTGACATAGTTACAGATATGTCTATATTGGCTACACCAGATATAGTCACCGATATGTCCATATTAGCCACATCAGATATAGTTACCGACATGTCAATCTTAGCTACTTCGGACATAGTAACTGATATGTCTATATTGGGAACTGCTGCCGTAGTAGAAGACATGTCTATATTAGCTACGCCAGATATAGTAACTGATATGTCTATCCTAGGCACGGCAGCTATTGTAGAGGATATGTCTATTTTAGGTACAGCAGATGTTGTAGAAGATATGTCGATATTAGCTACGCCAGCTATCGTTGAAGATTTATCTATTTTAGGTACAGCAGCTATTGTTGAAGATTTGTCAATATTAGGAACTGCTGCGATTGTAGAAGATTTGGAAACCTGTGCAGATAATCTTGCAGGAATAAGTAATTTTGCAGCTAGATATAGAGTCGATAGCTCAGACCCAACAGGAAGTCTGGATGAAGGCGATCTCGCATATAACTCTACAGCAAATGTACTAAAATATTATAACGGAAGTGCTTGGGTAACTATTGTAGCTGGTAGTCTTACAGATATAGTTCAAGATGGCTCTCCTCAATTAGGAGGTAATTTAGATACTCAGACCTATACCTTGAGCAACGCTGCGTTAGCTCAAGGTGGTGTATTTAGCAACCCAAATACGGTTACTGGTAATACAACAGTTACAACGGCAGCATTAAAGAATATGTTTATGATGGGGCAGATTTCTGTCAACGATACTTATACATGGACAATCGCTGGTGACGGCGTACTTTCTATTATTTAAAGGAGTAAATTATGGCTTCAACTCTTGAAGTAGATCAAGTCAAGCACTCCAGCGGTGTTGCATTTACATTACCGCAAGCTGATGGTTCTGCTGGACACTTATTAAAAACGAATGGCAGTAGAGTATTGAGTTTTACTGCTGATACGGATACAGGAATATTAAATGTTGTAGAGGATACGAGTCCTCAACTCGGAGGATTCCTAGATGCAAATGGAAATTATATCCAGATGCAGAAAGGTGGCGATATAGCTTCCGCTTCACCTACTGTTATAGATACTGATGGTGACTTCTTTATCTGCACCGGCACAACCGGATTTTCAGCTTTTACGGTAGATGCCGATAGACATTTCTTTTTAGAGTTCTCTGGTGCTTTGATTATGACTCACGGTGCTGGGACTCTTGATCTTCCAGGCGGAGCGAATATAACTACTGCTGCAAGTGATGTAGGTGAATTTGTTTCAACCGCATCCAATGTAGTTACTTGTGTAAATTATACTAAAGCAACTGGCAAACCAGTTATTACTGATTTTGCTAACGCAGATATAAATGCTTCCGCAGGAATTGCTGTAACTAAGATTGCGGCTATGCCTTATGATATAGGTTTCACGGCAGGGTTTGATGCGGATATGGTTAAAGAAGATGTAGCTGTAGCCACTTACGGTGAAATGGTAATGGCTAGAGCTTGTACTATAACTGGAGAAGTTGCTTATGTTGATACGGCTCCTACTGGGGCAACCCTGATTATGGATATAATGAAAAATGGAACAACCATTTATGCTTCTACTAAACCATTGATTGCGATTAGTGCCAACACACATACGGTTGGTGTAGCAACGACAACGGCATTAGCATCGGGCGATAGGGTGACTTTTAAAATTACACAAATAGGTTCTTCAGAGCCTGGTGAAGGAGTTAGATTCACTCTAAAATGTAAAACCAATACTAATGAATAGGATTTAATTATGTTCTTAATAAATACAAAAGCAGTTGGTAGAGCAGGAGCGGCAACTTATGATGCTCACTTCTTAATTGTTGGTGGAGGTGGATCAGGTAATAATATTGGTTATGGTCATATGAATTCAGGAGGAGGTGCAGGAGGTCTTCGGACAAGTTGGGCTGGCGGTTCTGGAGGGGGTGGCCCATCAGAATCTCAAGTAACTTTTGCGGCAGGAGTTGTCTATACTATTACAGTTGGTGCTGGCAACAATGTTCGATCTGTAATTGCTCCGTCTTCTTCAATTGTAGGTACTGGCGTAAGTCTTATTAGTTTAGGTGGTGGTGCGGCATCTTATAATGGGCCAATTACAGTTGGGCCTACTATTGGTGGATGCGGAGGGGGTGGCTTCGGAAATTCTGGGACTCCCGGTGCTGCTGGCACAGCCAATCAGGGGTATGCAGGTGGAGATTCAGGAGCGGCTGTACCTACAAGATATCCCGGCGGCGGTGGTGGTGGAACCGGGGCAGTAGGTATTTCTTGTGGCCCAAATTACACACCTAATGGACACGGAGGTGCAGGATTTCAAGTAAACATCGACACAAATAATTATTATTGGGGTGGAGGGGGAGGTACTGCTTCGCATAGTCCTGGCTACCCTGCAAATGGTGGTATTGGCGGTGGAGGACGAGGGATGCAATACGTCACTGCTTCATCAGGAACGGCTGGAGGTTCTGCAATAACTTCGGATGCTGATAGCAACGGTGGAACAAATACTGGCGGTGGAGCGGGGGGAACAACATGGTATTACCCAGCACATCCAGCAACGTCTGGAGGTTCTTCAGGAGGTTCTGGTTGTGTAATCCTTAGAATCCCAACTGCTAGTTATACTGGAACTAAAACTGGAACGTCAACAGTGGCAACAGACGGTTCAGATACAATAGTAACGTGGACTGGAACTGGGAGCTATACAGCATAATGGCACACTTCGCAGAGCTTGATAAAAATAATATAGTTATAAGAGTTATCGTTGTAGATAACGAAGTCATAACAAAAGACGGTGAGGAAATAGAACAACTGGGTATAGATTTCTTGGAAGGACTTTTTGGACATTCTTCGTGGGTACAAACCTCATACAATGGAAAGTTTAGAAAAAGTTATGCTGGCGTAAGAGATAGATATGATAAAGATCAGGATGCTTTTATCCCTCCACAACCATTTCCTTCATGGATTTGGAATGTCGAACAAGGTTATTGGGAGGCTCCTGTTGAATG